ACATTACTTCCTACATCTGGAAAGTAAACAAGGTGCTTCCATCCATAGAACTTACTCGTATTTAGTAGGCACTCCATTAATACTTGTGTTTTTCCACTCATCGGAAAACCTGTCCAATCTGTGCAGTTTCCTAATTGCATAGAATAAAATTCATCCATTCCTTTCCAACCTAAATACTTTCCTTTGTTGTTGTAATTATCTCTGTGCTTGTATATCTTGTTTAATATATCTTTTGCTTCTGTTACCTTATAACCTTTCATTCCCACGGTGCTTTAAATCCATTAGTACTTTCTACTTCCTTTTTGGTTTGTTCTTTCTTTAACCAATTTTTAGCAGTCAAATATAAACTTTTATAATTCGTGTTTTTCTTAAAGTTCTGGATCGCATCGCATACACCATCAATTTGTTGTTTAGTGTAATCTTTTTCTAATTTGTTAAACTCATCTAATGACATAGACAAATGAGCGAAGCTCCTATATATATCTTTATCATTTACATTATCATTAACATTAACATTTACGGCTATGTTTGCCATTTTCTTTTTAGCACTTTTAACAGGTGCTATGTTCTGCCATCTTTTATTAGCACCTTTCTTTCCTGCTTCACGTTTCTTTTCTCTTATCTGTTCGTATTTTTGTAGATCACGTTTTAAGTTTTGTTTAATCGGCTCAAAACATAAATCTGTTATAATGTCTTCGGTTTCTGGATTAAGATCATTAACGTATTCTAAAACGTGTTTAAATAACTTTCCTGCCTGTTCATCATTCAGCTTCTTTACGGTATGCAACAAGTCACAATAAAGTAAAAAGCTTTTCTTATTTTCTGCCATAAATTATTGGTTAAAAAAAAAGTATAACGCTTTCAGAGGGTCGGCACTCCTACTAACGCTATACTTAAAATATTTTGATTGTCCGACCAACTCCACAAATATAACTAAATTTCTATTCTTTTAAATAAATTAATATTATATATTGTTCTTGGCTTTGCACCGTTAGTTCTTTTTACTTCGTTTTTATGTACTTTATTATTTAAATACAAAAGACTATTATAATAAATACATTTTTCTTTAAGGTCATAAACATAAAACATTGGTATTACTCCCGTGTCTTTGTAAAATTGTATTCTTCTATTTATTTGCCATTGTGGCAAACCGTGACCGTCAAAGGGTGGTGCTTTAAAAATTTCTTGTGTTTTAATTTCTCCACAATACCACTGGTTATTTTCCTTGTACATTATGTCTACTTGCATAAAAGGTATTTTTTGTTGCATAAGATATTCTCTTATTATTTCTTCGCCCTCTAAACCTATTTTTATTTTATCTATGTTTTTATCAAACCAACTCATATTCTTTCTTTTATTAATTGTACATATTTATTTTCTATTTCAATACCCGTTGCTTTTCTATTCGTGTTTTTAGCGGCAACTAATGTACTGCCACCACCAGCAAAAGGTTCTAATATCTTGTCATTTTCTTGACTTGATTTTTTTATTAAATACTCTAACATATCCAAAGGCTTTTCGGTTGGGTGTATATTTTTTGCTGGGTCTACTCTTTGAAAATTTAAAATGTCCCTTTCTCTTGTGCCGTGTAAATCTTTCCATTTTTTGTTATAACCAAAATAAACAATGTCATAGCTATTTCCATAAGTCTTCAAATCTCCCATTCCTATAATTTGTCTATCCCATATTAAAACATTCTTTAATGTTAAATACTTTTCTATTATAGGTTTGATCTCGTTTATATAATTTATGTTTCCAAATAAATAAAAGTGTGCATCGTCTTTTAGTAGTGGAACGGATTCTTTTAATACTTCTTCAAATAGTTTTACCGTGTCTTCTATTTTGTCGTTTTGTATTTTGTCTTTAATATTCCAACCGCTTTTAAAGTCCATTCCATAAGGCGGGTCACTTAACAATAAATCAAAGCTTTTTTTATCTAAAGTTTTTAAAACTTGTCTACTATCTCCTTCAATTATTTTTTGATTCGTGTTTATATTTATTATTGGTTTTTCAAATTCTATTTTTTTATTTATAAAATTCTGCTTCTTTTCTTCTTTCTTTATTTCTTTGTAAGCAGCGTTTATACTTACTTCTCCTGTTGCAAGTTTTGCTTTTACTTCTTGTGGTGCTTTCTCTTGTATTTTTTTTACTTTAGAAATAGTGTCGTGTGAAACTGAAGCCACTTTAGAAAGTTCCTTTCGTGTTTCTATTGAATTTGCTTCCGCAGATTTCTGCTTAAGCAAAACGCCACCTTGTCCACCTTTTTGATTTTCCTTTGCTTTTTTACTAAACACTTCTTCAAGTTGTAAAGCCAAAACACTTCTTTGATAATTGCTTAAATTACGTCTTCCAAATTGATTTAATATCATCCATTCCTTTACGCTTTCTTCACTTGCAAAGTGTTTGCTTGTAGTTCTATACTCCAAGTCAAAACGTTGTGCAATACTAAACCTGTTGTGTCCGTCAATTATAAAGCCGTTCCAAGTTATTATTGGCTCTCTTATTCCATCTTCTAATATGTTGGCTTCAAGCTGCGCATATTCTTCAGCACTTAACGCTGGTATTAAATTCTTAAATTCTTCTTTTACTTGTATCATATTAATTCTTTATATAGTTGTTTTTCTGTTCTTCCTTTTATTATTTCTAAATCTCTAATTGTTGTAGCTTTTAAAATATCCGTTTTTAAATCATACTTTGTATTATGAAATTTAAACTTTCCATCGTAATCAGCTATATCCAGAAACAATAATGGATCTTTTGCTTTCTTTAAATACTTATAAGTTTTAATTCCGTGCACTATTGTGGCGTGATTTAAGCCAAACATTTCGCCAATTCTTTGATAAGTATATCCAGCATTCCTTAACGTGTTAAAAAAAAAGATTCTTTTGTGAACGTATTTCCTTTCTCTGCATCGCTTTTTTAATTCGTCTTTCTGTATGTAGTATTCTACATTTCTAATCAAGTCCTCCATATATCCAATTAATTATAAGTGCGTAAAGATATTCTTTTATTTTCTTCATACCTTTTCTATGCTAATTATTAACTTTTCCCACAATCCAAAAAGCTTTATTGCTTCCTGTTTGTCATCTGCTTTAACATACTTAACTGCTTGGCAGCACTCTGCATCAGTATTAGCACCTTTATAGTATTTGTATAGTATTTTATAAGTGTTCATTCTTTCGTCTTTTGCTATTAAATAATTGCAGTACAATTCTTGGTTGAAATTACACCACCAGTCTACTCTTAATTGTTCCATTTGTTTAGTATTTCTTCAAGTTCTTCACATAAATCTGTTTCATCGTAGTAGTTTACACCATCGCATCTTAACGTGTCTTTCTGTACTCTGTAGTATGTTTCTTCTACTTGTGCATAAGATAGCTTATCATTGAAACTATTGTAGCTATCCAGTTCATCTACTATTCGTGTTTCTATAAAAAGTTCTACTTGGTATGGTGTTTCGCCTATGTAAAAGATTGCACCATCTTGATCGTAATATTCAATTTCTATTTCGTAACTCATACTAATAAATTTAATGCTAAATAATAAAATGTAAAGGCAACTGCCATAAACACGAAACCATACAATAATTCTTTTTTTGCTTCTTTCTCTTTCATAACTCTATTTTTAAATTGTAATTAATATTTTATTAAACCTTTCTTTCAATCTTTCTATACACATCATATAAGTATGTATTCTATCCGTGTTTTTGTCATTGATACTTTTAAACTCTAAACCAATACCAAACTCATTCGACCATTTAGTTTCTGATATTTGATTCTCAAAGTGCTGTATGCCCTCTTCAATCTTAATAAGTGTTTCTAATTTTTCTATTCTTTTCATAACTTTAATTAATTTGTATACACAAATATATATATTATTAACAATATAATACGAGTTATCAACAAAAAAAGTTACAATTATTTTTTAGTTGTTTAAAAATCAATAAGTTACAAAGGTGTTTGCTTAGAAAATTCTTTTAGAATCTATGTATTTGATTGTTTCATCTACATCTTTTGTTTTATTCCTCACTATGTTAATAGTAAGCATACGTCCACCAATCGGTTTAATTGGTGCACCACGTTCAACGTGCCATCCTTTTGAGCCATCTCCGTACTCTTCTTTATAGCATCCTGTAATCATTAAGTGTATTGGCTTGTGATTTATGCT